AAAAGAATTACTAGATATTATTCCACATCCAGTTCCTGCAAGTAAAGCTATGCCTGAATGGTTTAAAAAAATTAAACCAGCAATAGAAGGCTCTGATAAAGTAGATGCAGGGACTATTAAGCGCTGTATTCCTGTCTTAGATGCAGTGTCTCAAGGATATATAATAAAATTATGGGCAGATCTTCAAGTAAAGGTTATGCCACTTTATAATTTTAAAGACGAAAATGAAAATACAATTCATGTTGAAGCAACTATGGATCCTGAAACTTTTATTAACAAAGAGACATCCGTTACTAAAGAAATTATAAAATCTTATGAAGAAACCGATGAACTTGGAGTATGGATGAAGTTTCCTGAAATAGACTTGGGTATTGGAAAACTTCTTTCTAATCATGGTTGGCAACAAGTAGGAAATTCTTGTGATTTAAAAAAGTTTAAATTAGGCAAAGTTCTTCTTAAATTTACAAACCCTTGGATAATTAAAACAGCTCCAGGATGGAGTGTTAAATTTCAAAATCCAGCTAATAACTGGTCAAATGACATACAATTAATTGAAGGTATTGTTGATACAGACACTTATTATAATGAGGTAAACTTTCCATATGTTTGGACAGGAAGTACTGTAGGTGAATATGTTATTCCAAGAGGAACTCCTTTAGTTCATGTTATTCCTTTTAAAAGGGAAGAAGTTGAACTAGAAGTAGGAGAGGCTGATCAAGAAGAAAAAGACAGAGTATTTAATAAAATGCATACAAAACATTTTGATAGATATAAAAATCTTTTTTGGAATAAAAGAAAACTGGAGAAATAAATGGCGCATACTGTAATAGACGATTGGAAAATTGTTCCTCGCCTTATGATGTTGGCTGTAACACTTTTAACTTATCAGTCTGTCCATTGGTACATGGGATTGCCAGACCCTAGTATACAACAGAGCGGTTTAGTTTCTGTGTGTATGGGGGCTTTAACTGGTTGTTTCGGTATTTGGATGGGCAAGGAGGTTAAACATTGATACAAGCTTTAATAGGACCATTAACAAGCTTAGCGGGGACATGGTTAAATGGAAAAGTTCAAACAAAAGCTGCAGAAACTAAAGCAAAGGTTGCTAAATCTGAAGCTGAAGCCCAGATTATGCTCTCTAGGGCAACTAGTGAGGCAGACTGGGAAAAAATTATGGCAGAAGGGTCGCAGTCTTCTTGGAAAGACGAGTGGTTAACAATTTTGTTTAGTATACCTCTTGTGTTAGTTTTTACTGGAGATTGGGGGCGAGAAGTTGTAGCAAATGGCTTTGCTGCACTTGAAATAATGCCAGATTGGTATCAGTATACTCTAGGTGTTATCGTAGCTGCTAGCTTCGGAGTAAGATCTGCAACAAGACTATTTGGGAAAAAATAATGAGTTTTAAGTTATCAAATCGTAGTTTGGAAAAATTAGAAGGCGTTAACGAAAATTTAGTACAAGTTGTAAAACGTGCTATTGAGTTAACTAAAGTAGACTTCGGAGTTGTTTATGGGCTTCGTACCGTTGAAGAGCAAGAAAAACTTGTTGCAGCAGGTAAGTCTCAAACAATGAAGTCAAAACACTTAGAAGGTCGTGCAGTAGATCTTATGGCTTATGTAGATGGAAAGGGTTGTTGGGAACTAAATGTTTACGATGATCTTTGTGACGCTATGAAAGCAGCTGCAAAAGAGCTAAGTGTACCTATTAAATGGGGCGCTGCTTGGTCAGAGGGTGATATTCGCTCTTATCCAGGAACAGCAGAAGATGCTATGATGAAATACATTGATTTGCGTCGATCACAAGGGCGTAGACCCTTTATAGATGGACCTCATTTTGAACTAATGTAAATAGCTGACGTTTAAGAAATAAATATAAGAAAAAGGGACAGGATTTTCCTGATAGTCTCTTTAGGAAGGGCATTATTTTGCCCTTTCTACAATACCTGACGTTTAAGAATAAACTAGGGGTATTTTAATATATTTTAAGTATATAGTAATTTATTTTAATTATATTAAAAGGGGGTCGTAATGGCTACAAAGAAAGACCCACGGCTAGCCCGTGCAGGGGTATCTGGTTTTAATAAGCCAAAGCGTACTCCAAATCATCCTACAAAATCACATATTGTTGTTGCTAAACAAGGCGATAAAATTAAGACAATTCGTTTTGGTGCTCAAGGTGTTAGCGGCTCTCCTAAAAAAAAAGGTGAGTCTGCTAAATACAAAGCCCGTAGATTAGGCTGGAAAGCAAGACATGCTACTAATATAGCCAAAGGCAAAATGAGTGCCGCATATTGGGCTAATAAAGTAAAATGGTAAGGACATAAAATGGCTCAATTAACCAAACCAACAAAAAATATAAAAAAGTCAGTAGCAGATCCTAGTGATAGCTACCAATCATTAAAACCGTTGTGGAAAAAATCTAGGGCTGTTTTACAAGGACAAGATAATGTTAAAGCTCATGATGAGTATTTAATGTTTGATTATACAAATATTCTTATTCCTTTTTCACCTAGTATGACACAACGTCAATATGACTTTTATAAATCAGAAGCAGAACTTCCTGGACTAACCGCACAATATTGTAAAGTGCTAATTAGTGCATTGTTGAGAAAAGATTCTCATTTAAAACTTCCAGAAGAGCTTCCTGAAGATGCAGCAGATTGGATCCGTAATAATTTTACTCTCGATGGGCGGTCTTTGTTTAATTTTTTAGACAATGCTTTATGGGAAGAATTACAAACTTCAAGGGCTTGGGTTTATGTTGATTATCCTGAGTTGAGTGTTGAACAATATGACGCAATGACTCCTGAAGAAAAAGATATGATTAAACCTTATCCTGTTCTTATAGAGGCAGAAAATGTAATCAATATACAAACAGATACTCATCCAATTACTCGTCAAAAAACTTTAACAAGAATTGTTACAAGATATTTAACTAAGAAATATGATCCAAATAATCCGTGGCATCCTAACTACGTCGATACTGTTTGTGATCATTATCTTGATGAAAGCGGTCGATTAGTTCTTGATTACTATGAACATCCAGACAGCAATAATGAAATTAAAGTTCTTAATGGAGATGCAAAACAAGAATATGTAGAGTTTGGGCATCAAACTCAATTTGTTAAAATTAATACAGTTTATCCAACTATGTTTGGTGAACGTCTAATGCGCATTCCCGCTTGGCCTTTAAATGGTCAAATTGATCCTGTTGAACCAGTATTAATGCCATTAATTGATCGTGAAATTTCTTTATACAATAAAACCTCACGTAGAAATCATTTATTATATGGCGCTGCAACTTATACTCCTGTTGTTCAGTCTGATATGACAGACGAAGAATTTCAAGAAATTGTAGATGCAGGTCTAGGTACTTGGTTGCGTGTACGTAAAGATGAAAGTATTACTGTTCTTAATACACCTACTGACGCATTAAAAGATATGGACAGAGCAATTGAGTCTACTGTAGCTGAAATGGCTAAGATGGGTATTCGGATGCTTTCTCCTGAACAAGCGGCTTCAGGTGTTGCTTTAGAGATTCGTAATGCGTCTCAGACAGCACAGTTAGGAACGCTTAATGCTAAAGTTTCAGGTACTTTACAAGAAGTTATTGCATTTATGATTAACTGGAAATATGGTACAGACTATGTTCCAGAAGATATTGAATTTGAAATGTCTAGTGATTTTGCACCGATGGTTGGTGGAGAAGGCGCAATGCGACTTGTTTCTGAGTGGTATCAAATGGGAATTATTAGTCGCTCTACATTTATTAATATTGCAAAATATAACGATTTTCTTCCTGCAGACTATGACGACATGGACGCAATTGAAGAAATTCAAACAGATCCATTGGCTGCTAATACAAACACTAATACAGAAATGGATATTGAACAATAACATTTTACTACTCAAAGGAGTACTAAATGGATATCAATACAAAGATTTATGATCGAGTTGTAGATCATTTAACAGATGTGAGACTATACGAAGAAGGTGTTCAACTACAAAACAAACGTATTATGCAAAGGCATAGAAAACGTTTAAGAGATATTTTAAAAGAAAATATTAGAGGTGATGTACAACCCGAAGTAAGACGTTTTGGTAAAGAGTTACTAAATCATCAAAAGTCTAGCATATTAGAATTTTCTACTTCACAACTTGACTTTCATTCTGATAATCTCAATAAAGAACTAAAAAACTTTTATAGAGTAACTAGACCTAAAAGTAAAGAACTTTTAGCAGAAATAACTGGCCCTAATATTAAGGGTGTAAAAAGTATTACTGAAAATGTAAGAAATATTTCTGCGGGTGAGTTGGTTCGAATACAAACAAAAGTAAAAGGGGGTCTTGCTCGAGGGTCTACTCCTAATGAGATTATACAAGATGTTTTAAAAACTACTAAACTAACAGAAAATCAAGCCCGTGCTTTAACCAGAACTTCAATTACAAGTACACAATCGGCGGCGTTAACAAAAGTAGCTCAAGATAATTCTCATGTAATTAAAGGTTTTGTTTTTACAGCTGTTCTTGATAATAGGACAAGTCCAATATGTTCTTTTCACAACGGTAAGATTTATGATGTTGGTGATAAAAGGTATATGCCGCCTTTACACTGGAACTGTCGTAGTTCTTTAGTTCCTTTAATAAAATCTAAAGAAGAACTATTAAAACAAAAAACAAACAGATTAAATAAAACAAATCTTAAAAGTAAAAAAGTTGAAAGTTTAACTGGTGAAATTCCTAAAATGGAATCTTTTGGTGCTTGGTTAAAAAGACAATCTTTTGATATCCAGACTAAAATACTTGGCACAATGGATAAAGCAAATTTATTTAGAGAAGGTAAATTGAAATATGATCAATTTATTACTCCTCTAGGAAAGGCTTTATCTATTCAAGCCCTAAGAAACAGGGCCGCAAATGCAACAGCAATTTATGCACCTAAACAAAAATTAAGAGAGATTGATGTTAAGATTGAAGCTAGTCGTCCTAGCTCACTAATTAGATCTTCTGAACATAAGAATAATTTACGTCAATTATTTATTTTAGACTCTGATGACTTTAGTAAAACAATGTCATTAACTGACTATAAAGGAACTAGTTTAGCAGGAAAGACTGCTTCTAGACGTAGAGTTGGAAATGAGTTTGATGAACGTAATTTTAGTGCTGATCCCTTGACAGGTGAAATTAAAAATAATAATCTTTATGACCCTGATTTTAATCTGTATCAGGAACGTTTAGATTTTATGCGAAATAGTAAACTTCTTTCTAAAGATGAAAAAGACTTTATTGAATCTGTTGTTGCAGGATTAGATGATAAGATTTCAGTAAATCAACAAACAGTTGTTATTGAAAATTTAAGAGTTGTTTTAGAACGTTATGCAAAAAACAAAAAACCTTGGGAAAATCTTTCATCAGTAATTAGAGCAGAAAACAGGTTTGCTGTACAAAACGTTTCTAGACTACTAGATACTCGATCTCGTAAACGCAATGAAATGTTTATAAGTTATTTGTCTAGAGAAACACCTGAAGTTCAAATTATGGGTCGATATTATAACTTTGCTAAATTACAG